GTTCAGGCTCTATTACTTCATGGCATAACAAGGGTAATAAGCCGAGAACTATCTTGACTACCAAAAGAACTACAGCTATATTAAACAACTATCCGCAAGGATTCTCTATTACAAAACGTGCTACAGAATACTGGTGGAGTAAAATGAGAGATGCTTTAGGATTGGGTGCTAAAGCTGATATTCATTGTCTCAGACATACATGTGCTACAAGGATGCTACAGGGTGGTATGTCATTGAGAGATGTCCAGGAGTGGTTAGGCCATGCATCAATCACAACTACCCAAAGATACTTACATTGTGTACCACAAAGTAACCGTAAAGCCTTAGATATTCTTGAAGCTGCATAGACAAACCTTACGATAGCAGTTGTAGCGAGAACTGTAGCTAAAATGTAATAAAAACTACTCAGAAATTGCTACATAGGACTAAGTACAAAAGATATAACTAGCTGAAATGACTCAAGCGAGAGTGGCGGAATTGGCAGACGCACCAGACTTAGGATCTGGCAGAAACTTAAAGATTACTATAGATTATCAATAGGGTGTAGCTACTAGTGCAGATGGTTACACCCTTTTTCTTAAGTTTATACTTGCGATACCAATAGTTTATGTGGTAAGGATATAGAGAGATATGAAACAGACACCAGAGATATACAAGGTTTTACGTTCAACAGACTTTTTTATGGGAGCTAACACTTTATTTTTATTTAGAAACTTACGCTTTCAGTTATCACTGTAGCAACTCAATTACCCCCTAGAGCTAAAAGAACCGTCACCGACAGAACAGGAGACTCAGAACATGATTACACCAGAACTTATGCAGAGACAGTTGAACCTGGAGCATGAGAGTATCACCAGAGGTATAGAAAAATATCATAGGGAGTGTGAGGAGACACCGCTGGAGGATCAGAAGGTAGGTTTAAGATTACTGCAGGAGACTATAGAACCCTTAAGGGTAGCTATAGATAAGATTAAGTATGAGTCTGTAGGTAATCAGAAATTCAGTACGTTACTAAAACGCTTAGAGATTGATTCTTATGAATTAGCTTATATAGTCCTTAAAGGGGCTTTAGCTACACGTTCAGAAAACATGATGGCAGTAGCTGCTTGTCATCACGTAGCATCTATGGTCTTGGATCATTCTCAATATATAAACTTTAAGCTGGAGAACCCTGGTTATCTCTTTAAGATGGAGAAAGACTTTCAGAAAAGATCATCAGGAGATCAGCACAAGAGATCAGCTATTAAAGCTAAAGCAAGACATTTAGGTATTTCTCAGAGTGATGTCTCACAGGAAGAGTTTCTAATGATTGGTCAGAAGTTGATAGATCTACTTATTGAAGCTTCAGGTCTGTTTGAGATTACTACTAAACCTGGACCAGATGGAAGAGATAGATATTACTTTGAATCTTCAGTATCAATGGAGTCTTGGTTAGAGCATCAACATGAGATGTGTGAAGTGATGTCACCTTTCTTTTTACCTATGATCATCAAACCTAAACCTTGGACTAACTTTTCCAATGGTGGCTACTACTGTGACAACATCACACTACATAACACATTAGTCAAAACACGTAATAAAGATGCCCGTAAGCTCCTTCAAGCCTCTTCTATGCCAGAGGTATACTCTGCCCTCAATGCTATCCAAGAAACGCCGTGGAGAGTCAATCAGAGAGTCTTGGAGGTCTTAACAGAGGTTTGGGAGTCTGGTTCTACCCTTGGAGGTCTACCCTACAGAGATGATCAACCATTACCTGCTAAACCTTGGGGATCTGATGATAAGGAAGCTGGTAACATCTTTAAAGAGCTACACCCTGAAGAGTTTCTTGCATGGAAGCGATCCTGTATTCCTGTCTATGAAGAGAACAAACGTATCACAGGTAAGAGAGCTAACATCCAAACCCGAATCAGAATGGCAGAGAAGTTCAAAGATGAATCAGCAATCTACTACCCACACTGCTTAGACTTCAGAGGTCGTATCTATCCTATCCCTATGGTTGGTGGTATGCAACCACAAGGGGATGATTCGGGTAAAGCACTACTAGAGTTTGCTGAAGGTAAAGCTCTGGACTCCAAAGGTATTAACTGGCTGATGGTGCATGGAGCTAACTGCTATGGTTACGATAAGGATAGCTTTGAGGGTAGGGTACAGTGGGTACGTGAACATCATGCAAAGATTATAGACTCAGCCGAGAATCCTTTGGATGGCTATAGGTTCTGGTCAGAAGCTGATTCACCCTACTGTTTCCTAGCTTTCTGCTTTGAATATGCAGATGCTATTAACGATGCTTCATTTATCTCTTTTCTGCCAATCGCAATGGATGGTAGTTGTAACGGATTACAAAACTTTAGTGCAATGCTGCTGGATGAAGTGGGAGGTAAGGAAGTTAATCTGATTCCACAGGAGAAACCAGCAGACATCTATAGCAAAGTTGCACAGCACGTATCGGAGATCGTTACTAAGGAAGCCCTGGAAGGACATGAAGAAGCAAGGCTGTGGGTAGGTAAGATAGACAGAAAGATGGCAAAGCGTAATGTGATGACTCTGCCGTATGGAGCTAAGAAGTATGGATTTAAGGATCAGCTTATGGCTGAGTTAGCTGATAGACCTAAAGATTACCTAGCTACAGAGGACCACTTCAAACCTGCAGTATATCTGGCAGACCGTATGTATAACGGTATAGGTGACATAGTTATTGCTGCCAGGGCTGCTATGGATTGGCTTCAAGGGGTGTCTACAGTTATCAATGAGGCTAAACTACCTATCACTTGGGTAACTCCTGCAGGTTTCTTGGCTCACCAAAAGTATCAGGTACAGGATGTACAAAGAATCAATACGTTTTGGGGTTCTGCTAAAATACATCGTAAATTAACCATCAAGAAAGACATAGACAAGCTAGATACACGCAAGCAAACTACAGGTATCTCTCCTAACTTTGTACACTCTATGGATGCTTGTCACCTGATGAAAACAGTTAACAGGCTTAAAGACTCTGGTGTTAACACCTTTGCTATGATTCATGATAGCTATGGATGTCTTGCAGCAGATGTAGAAACCCTTAACCGTGAGCTGAGAGAAGCCTTTATCCTGATGTACTCTGAGCATGATGTTCTGCAAGAGTTCAGGGATAAGGTTGTCTCACAACTGCCCAAAGAGTTAGCAGAAAAGATTCCATCAGTACCACCTAAGGGTAGTTTGGATCTGAATGGAGTTAGAGATTCACGCTATTTCTTTGCCTAAAACCTTGCGCTACCAATGATTGAAAGGAGAAACTAAATGAAATGCTTATGCCCCTGCTGTGGAATCATTAGTGAGTGGGATTCACCGTCTGAAGGATGTCCTATTTGCAACAAAGGAGGAGAACAACATGAAGAAGAATAACATTCCTGCACACCTGATTTTAGATTTGATGGCTAAGGGTATCTTTATTAACCAGCCTAAGCTCAGTTTTAGTCAGATGGAAAAGAAGATGAAAGCGGCACAACACAAAATGAAGGGAGGTGAGTGATGGAGTTAGATCAAGTAATCCGTAGAGCCTATCACTATATGAAGCGTGATTATCCTGTACCACTGGATACTATGCTGGCTCTCTATGCCAGTGACGTATCTCCAGAGGATCTACATGACATGGTTGAAGAAGGTTACACCCTGGATGAATGTTTAGACATGATGTGCAACTACCCTACAAATGAGGAGAACTACTAACAATGGCTAAAGAGAAACCTAATTACCCCAAAATGATTACCCCTAAAGGTACGCTTATCTATCCTTGGCTTACTAAGCCCGACACCAAGTTTAATCCACAAGGTGAATATAGGACAACTCTGGCAGTACCAACAGAGTCCTGTGAGGAGTTCTGTAAGAAGCTGGATAAGATCCTAGATGACTTCTTCAATGAGCAGGTAGAAGTAGCAAAGCCACAAGATAAGAAGAAGATCAAGAAGGCTGAACCGTATACGCAACAGTACAATGATGCTGGTGAAGAGACAGGCAACATGCTCTTTAAGACTAAGTTGAAGGCTGAAGTAACAATGAAGTCAGGTGAGACCTACACTCAGAAGCCTAAGCTGTTTGATGCTAAGGGTCAGCCACTACCCTCCAGTATCAACCCTTATGGTGGTACTCAAGCAAAGCTATCTGTTCAGGTAGTGCCATACTGTATGCCAGCTACAAAGGAATGTGGGCTATCTCTACGACTGCAAGCTGTTCAGGTAATTCAACTGGTACAAGGTGGTGGGGGTAGTAACTCCACAGATTATGGCTTTGGTGAAGAAGATGGATATGTAGCACCAGAGAAAGATACCTTCAGTGATGAGTCTGTAGATGGCGATTCTGAAGACTTCTAGGAATCACTACTCTAAACGTCACAATGCAAACACATACCGTAGCGGATTGGAGGAGAGGGTCTCTAAGCAATTAGAGGCTCTTTCTATTTCTTATGAGTATGAGAAGCACAAGATCAAGTTCACTCAACCTCAAGCAGCAAGAACCTATACACCCGACTTTTTGATTCCTAATGGTATCTGGATAGAGACCAAAGGGAAGTTTGAATCAGAGGACAGGAAGAAGCACCTATGGGTAAAGGAGCAGCACCCTGACTTGGATATAAGGTTTGTCTTTACTAACCCTCAAGCCAAGATCAACAAGGGTTCACCTACATCCTACGCTATGTGGTGTGAGAAGAATGGATTTAAGTATACAGCAAAGCTTATTCCTAAAGAATGGCTCAACGAACCTATTAACAGGAGGTCACTTAGATATGGGAAAGATAGTTAAGATTGATAAGAAAACACGGGTACTTCAGTTCTTGATGACAGGAGAACCCCTCACTGCTATTCATGCTGCTCACTACTGCGGAACCATACACCTCTCTCAGATCATCTCAGATCTCAAGAAGGAAGGGTATGACATCAGCACCATTAAGAAGATTGATTTAGAGGGTGATCAGTATGCTTGTTATCAACTCAATCAAATTCTAAAGGAAGCAGCATAACCATGACCACTACCCAACAAGAGGACAGTCAATATCTCTACAAAACTAGCTGCTCCTCTTGTGGAAGTAGTGATGCCAATGCAGTTTACTCCGATGGACACACCTACTGCTTCTCCTGTGGTTCTCACCAATTAGGAGATAACACAGAGATTATTAAGAGGAGCTATATGTATAACAGTGAGCTTATTCAAGGAGAGGTTAAAGCCTTATCCAAAAGACGTATCACCGTGGAAACCTGTGCCAGATACGGGTATCTATACGGAATCTGTAAAGATCAGAACGTCCATATAGCACAATACAGGAGAGGTGGAGAGATAGTAGCTCAACACCTAAGGTATCCTAACAAGGACTTTAGATGGTTAGGAGATTCTAAAGATGTCGAGTTGTTCGGACAGCATGTGTGTAGAGGTAACAAAAGGATTGTTATCACTGAGGGGGAGATTGATTGTCTCACTATCAGCCAAGTATTTAACAACAAGTGGGATGTATGCTCCATACCTTCAGGCAGTAAGTCAGCAAAGAAATCACTGAAGCAACACTTAGAGTTCCTTGAGGGATATGAGGATGTAGTTTTAGCCTTTGACGATGATGAACCAGGCAGAGATGCTGTAGCTGAATGTTCTGTTTTGTTCTCTCCAGGTAAGTTACGGGTAGCAACTTGGCAGGGTCATAAGGATGCTAATGAAATGCTTATGCATGGTAAGGGTACGGAGATAGCTGCTTGTATCTTCAATGCTAAAGCCTACAGACCTGATGGAATTGTTAATGGTCACGATCTATGGGAATCCATACAGAAACCTATAGAGTGGGGCTTAAGCTACCCTTGGGAGGAACTAACAAATGCGACTTATGGGATCAGACTCAATGAGCTTGTGGCGTTGGGAGCAGGAACGGGGATGGGTAAAACAGATCTGGTTAAGGAGATTGTTACTCATCTTATTACTGAACATAAAGAAACTGTTGGTCTGGTGTTCTTGGAAGAAAGTAATAAAGACACAGCATTAGGTATCATGTCTAAGTTTGCTTCCAAGCTCTTCCATATACCGGACTATGTGTTTACTGAGGAGGATAAAAGAGATGCCTACGAAGCTACTATGGGTACTGATAGGGTCTTTATGTATGATCATTTTGGACATACAGACTATGAAACCATTAAATCAAAGCTTAGGTATATGGCTGTATCTTGTGGGTGTAAGTACATTTTCCTGGATCATATTACAGCACTTGTATCAGGTGACAAAGATGGAGATGAACGTAAACAACTTGACTACATAATGACTGATCTAGCCTCTCTTGTACGTGAACTCAACATCAATATTCATTTCATATCACACCTAACAACACCAGAAGGAAAGCCCCATGAAGAAGGTGGAAGAGTTCAGATTCGTCACTTCCGTGGTAGTAGAGCTATTGGGCAGTGGTCAAGTTTTATGCTTGGTCTCGAACGTAATCAACAGGCAGACACAGCAGATGAACGTCACACAAGTACACTCAGAGTTCTCAAAGATCGTTACACAGGAAGAGCTACTGGCTTTACTCTTAGACTTAAGTACCTTCAAGAAACTGGAAGATTGATAATAGCTCCTCCGGTAGATGAAGAAAGTAAAATAACTAAAACTAAGGAGACACAACAAGATGATTTCTGATTTTCCTAAACCATACCACAAGCTAACCCTGGAAGATGAATATACCATCGTAACTATAGAATCCAAATCACCTGATTGTACTATTACACCTTGGATTGAAATGATGAGGGCTGGTTTACTAGGTCTTACCTTTCAACCAAATACTATTGATGAGTATATTTCTGAGACCTAGAAGGTATATTATATAACTCTCTATTCTCAATAGCCTTCTTATACTTATCCCTCTCTGTAGTACAATCTTGAATATACCCCTGCATATCAACCAATAGCGTCTGTAATAACAACACCGTATCATTATAAAATATGGATTGTTTGTCTAATCTACTTAGATCTGACACTAGCCTCTGTGCATTAAGTGTAGAGGTTAAGGCTATTGTGCAGGGGTTATATTCAGCTTTACCAAGAGAAGGTATAAGCACAAGAAGAATAATGATTAGCGATAGTTTCATAATAACACCTCATTTATATTTGATATTGTTTGCCTGCTCCCTAATAACCACTTAATACAACATAATGTTTATTATAATAGCCATAAAGGGGCTTAATGTAAACATTAGTATCCATTATACTAACCTACTACACGAAGATAGAGGAACTTATGAAATGCTTATATTCGATATTGAAACCGATGGCTTGCTTGATACCGTTAGTGTTATCCATTGTGCTGTTATCTACGATACCTGCAATGGGATATTCACTAGATATACTCCAGATGACATACAGGACTTTCTGGTACGTCTAAAGGAGGAACCTAATGGAATCTGTGGACACAACATTATTAACTACGACTTACCAGTGCTCAAGAAACTCTATGGATTTAGCTATGAAGGTAAAGTCACAGATACACTCATTACAGCTAGAGTTGCATGGTCTGACATTAAGCAGGGAGACTTCACTAGATCGGCTAAGGGTACTCTACCAGGAAAGCTTATTGGTTCTCACTCACTTGCAGCCTATGGATACAGACTAGGAGAACTTAAGGGTGACTATGGAAAGACTGAAGGAGCTTGGGAAGTATACTCTGAGGAGATGCT